TCTATATATTTTAAAAGTACAATAAAAAATACAAATGTAACTGATAATAAAATATGGAGTAATGTAATTATTAATGTATCAGATATTAATTTAAAAGTTTATTATAATAATTCTACTATAAATTTAGATAATCAAATCAATATATCTATTCCAGATATTTCAAATATATATTATGATATTTCATTAAATAAAAATGTTACATATTCTAGCAATTATACATATTCAGGTCTACTTTACTTAGGATTATTACAGGTTTCTAATTTATATTTATATACGCAACCAGGTTATGTTTACGATATTAAACTAACATTTACTATAACAACACAAATTAAAGATTCAAATAATACATCAATTAATTTATCAAATGATGTAAATTATACTAATTATTTTAATAATTTAAATACAACTATTATAGCAAATCCAACAAATATAATTAAAACTTTTACAAATTGTAATATTACAACAAATAATTCTAATACTACTAATAATGGATTTACATTATATGGTTATTGATTTTCAAATTCTTTTTCAGCATTGTAATTATAAATTGTATAACTCATTAATTCAAATTTATCTAATAATTCTTTTGCTTCATTGTATTTTTTGAACCAGAATTTATTTTGACCCCTACAATAAAAGATTTCATCAAAAAAATCTTCTGGATTATATAAATAATGTAGGGAATGATAATCAATATCTTCTTTAATTTCAAAATATTTGTTTGTTATTTCTTTTAATCTATCAATAACATTATTATATATAATGTTTGTATTCATATCAATCCTAGTAAATTCAAAATTACAATTCATTATAAATTCATGTATCCATTCTATAATATGTAAATTATAATCAATATCAAATAATTCAGGAACTTGTTGAAAATGTTCATTGTCGTCATATTCATTATTTTCGGTGTATTCTTGAGAATTTATTTGATAATCTTGAAAATTATTTTCAATTTCACTTATATCATTATAACATAGTTCCATTATATAAATAAATATCACTATTTATTTATATATTTTTATTTATTGTATTTTATCTATTTTGTTAATTTTGTGTTAAAGTTGGATTAAGGCACATTTTTTGATTAGGATAAACTTGTCCAGATAAACATTTATCTTCTTGGCCGACTTGAATACAACCTCTGCGACCTTCATATTCACCTACTAAACACCATCCTGCTTTATTAGAACTGATTGGTTTTTGTATAGGATTTGTACTTGAATCGGCCTCTGGTTGTTTAGGTGTCGGTTTTTCAGAAAACTTTGATAAATTAATAGAGTTATCTAATTGTTGTTTTGCTTTATCATCAACGCCAGGGCGACTAGCATCTTTCATCAAATCACCAATAGACCCTACTGTTCCACCAGCAATATCAATACCAGTTTTAGCAGTATTAGTAACTACTTCTGCTGATTTATCAATCAATGTTCCTGCTGTGTAACCAAATACAGATAAAATTTGTGTTACTAAAGGACCGAAAATATTAACAATCGTTTGTATGAAATTTCCAAACATAGCTAATATATTTATTCCTAAAAATGATAAAATCAATAAAATCAGTAATAATATAATAATATAGTTCTTATTATTAAAAATACTACTTGTAGGAAGAATATTTGAATTATTTAAAACATTTGTATTAACAGTTGTTGGTACACGTGGTCTATCCATTTATTATATAATACCTTATATTATTTTTTGTTCGTTTATTTTTTTATAATTTTATATATAAAAATACTAAATGGGAATTTTTAATTATATTGATACCTTCTTTTTTATAAGTTTAGGAATTACTTTTGTACTAATTTTATTATTAGTATTTCATTTCAAACAGCAGATTGTATCTTTAGAACATAAAAATGATACTATGTTTGAAATCATTAATAATATTGTAAAAGAGATTACTTATGTTAAATCGGCAGTGTTCTCTCAACCTCAATTTCATATGAATGACCATGATGAAATTATTAATTTAACCGCAAATGATATTCAAAACAAACAGCTTGTTGAAAATAAAATAGTAGTTTCTGACGATGATGATAATAGCAGTGATGATAGTAGCGAAGAAGATGATAGTGACAATGAAGAAGATGAAAGTGAAAGTGAAGAAAATGATAGTGAAAACGAAGAACATGATAGTGAAGAACATGAAAGACACGATGAAGACCCCGATAATATTTCAAGTAGTCAATCTAGCGTTAAACTCATTAATATTGAATTTGGTAATAATATTGAAGTAAGCGATAATATAACTGAAATATATGATGATAACAATGAAACTGAAAATGAAACAAGCAATAATGATGAATTAAATACTACAATACTTGAAGATACAACTGATATAATTGTTGAAAAAATAGATATTCAAGACAATCATTTAGATAATAATGTAAATACTGAAGAACATACTCAATTAGAAAATATTAAAGAAATATACCGCAAGATGACTTTGCTACAATTAAAAGCATTGGTTATATCAAAGGGGCTAACGAGTGACTCAAGCAAAATGAGAAAGCCAGAATTATTAAAATTATTAGAAAGCAATATAGATGAAAATAATTAAGTTTATATAATATAATTTTATAATATATAGTATATAAAAATGTTCTCAAAAAATTTTGAAAATTTGGATTGTGCTTATCCTATAATTAAAGAAACCATACCAAAATCTTCTTTAGGATATAATACAAATAATAAGTATCCAGAATTTCCACCTCTAATGAGTGATGGTCGTTCAATTACAGCTTCATATCAACCTGAAGCAGTTATAAATAATGAATTAATTAAACAAAACAATATTGTTTCTAATTGGCAATATAGAAAATACTTAACCGAAAATTCCAAACATATTATGGAAGTCAATTTTCGTGAAGCATCTAATGATGCTGGATATTATAAACGATATACAGGAACCCCATTAAATAATTCTGAAAAAATGTTTGATAATACTTCCCCTTATTTATTTGATTCATTTTTAGATAATAGTAAACCATTCGGTTATGCTTCCAGTGATTTAAAAAATTTATATTTATCTAGAGAACAATTGAATTCACGTAAAATCTCACCAGTGATAACTCAAGAAGAAATCTTAAAGAAAATGTAAAACACATTCATAACCAATATAATGAAATAATATTTATTTTACAACTATAAATATTATTTTATAAAATTATATAAAAAATAAGCATTAAGAATATTATTTATGACTACTGCTATAGGCATAGATTTAGGTACTACTTATTCTTGTGTTGGTGTATGGCAAAATGATCATGTTGAAATTATTGCTAATGACCAAGGAAATAGAACAACTCCTTCTTATGTATCTTTTACAACAGAAGAGCGATTGATTGGCGACGCAGCTAAATCATCGGTTTCTCAAAATCCAAATAATACTGTATTTGATGCCAAGCGTCTAATAGGACAAAAATTCAATGACCCAACCGTTCAATCTGATATGAAGCATTTTACATATAAAGTCATTGATAAAGAAAATAAACCATATATTGAAGTTGACTATAAAGGAGAAACCAAGGTATTTGCTCCAGAAGAGATTAGTTCAATGGTTTTATCAAAAATGAAAGAAATAGCCGAAGCATATTTGGGAAATGAGGTAACAGATGCGGTTATTACTGTTCCTGCTTATTTTAATGATTCACAAAGACAAGCTACTAAAGATGCTGGCACCATTGCTGGGTTGAATGTTTTACGTATTATTAATGAACCAACAGCAGCAGCAATTGCTTATGGTTTAGATAAGAAAGATGAAAAAGAACGAAATGTTTTAATCTTTGATTGTGGAGGTAAAGTTCTGCTTCCTGTGGTATCAAACCCACCCATTTTAGTATGTTAAATACATACTAGATGGAATCTGGTTAATTGCTGGAAACTCCTTAAGCTTTTCCTACCACAACATAATATGAAAATATAAGTGTGAGGGTTTGAAAAAGGTAAAAGATTGGACAATCAGCAGCCAAGTTTCTAAGTATTTATTTTATAGTTATATTTATAAATAATAACAAAAAATAAATATAAGAAAAAGGTTCAACGACTAGGTTTTAATAAACCCACGAATGCCAGAGTTTAATAAAAATAATATTATAATAAATTCAATTCAAAAAATAAATTAAAAGTTACATCATTTATCATTATATGAAAAATGAAATTGTTGTTCCTGAAGAAATAGTTAGAAAGAACATTTTGGATTCCATTACTGAAATTAAAAATAAAGATGATAACGCTACTATTAATATTGAAACGAAATCGTTAGCATTTGAAACTAGTAAATTTTCGTCAGTTAAAAATAATATTTGGCATGTTTATATTAATGGTATTAAAATTATAAAAAAAACAAATTTTATATTTTATTATAAATGTTTAAATTGTCAAAATATTAATAGCTGTGGTTCTACACAAATACTACGAAAAATTAGACAATGTAAAGGACAATGTTTCCAATGTAACAATATTAATTTGAATAGTAAAAAACATCCTATAAAAACGAAAGAAGAAATTATGCAAATAACGCTAAAAGAAATATATGAAAATTCAAAAAAAGAATTTGAAAATTACCCTGAACAATATAAAAACTCTTATTTTTTATCACACTTAACAGAGAATGATTATAACCGAATAAAACCAAATATAATTAGTTTTTGTAATGGCAATATGAAATATATTGAGAATTATGATTATTGGCCTATTTATAAAGTAAATAACCAAATGAAATTTTCATATGTTATTTATGATAAAAAAACAAACACTATATTCAAAGCGAATCAACCTATCATTAAATGTGATAATTGTGAAAAAGAATGGCGTTGTAAATCATTAGAAAGTTTTAAAAATTGTTATAAAATTTTGTGTTCTGAGTGTAAATTATGTAATCGCACTTTTAAAATAAGACCAATCAAAAATATTAATAATGATATTATTACATATCAATCTAAATTAGAATTAAAATTTATAAATTGGTGTGCTTCTAATTTGTTGATTGTAAAAAATGGTCCTTCTATAGAATATATATTTAATAACAAAAAACATAAATACAGGGTTGATTTTCAAATAAAAAATATATTAATTGAAATTAAGGATTTTCATATATGGCATAAAAATCAAGTAGATAGTGGATTATGGGATGAAAAATTAAATGCTGTTAATCAATATATAAATAATAATGAAAATGAATTTAAAAAATATTTCTTCATAACACCAAATAATTGGAAACAAATGATAAAAGAAATTTTAACATTTATAAATTGAATTGAATAAAAATAATATTATAAATAATTAAATAAGATATAGTCTGACCTCATGTGAAAATATGAGAAATAGCAAATTAAATATTGCTATACTAACAACAAATGTGGGAACATTTGACGTGTCTATTTTAGCGATTGAAGACACCATTTTTGAAGTGAAAGCTACTGCTGGCGACACCCATTTAGGAGGTGAAGATTTTGATACCAGATTAGTAGAATATTTTGTAGAAGAATTTAAAAGAAAACATAAAAAAGATTTGACAGAAAGTAAACGCTCATTAAGAAGATTGAGAACTGCTTGTGAAAATGCTAAACGTAATTTATCATCTTCCACAGTATCAACCATTGAAATTGATAGTTTATTTGAAGGTATTGATTTCAATACTACTATTACGCGAGCCAAATTTGAAAATATTTGTGAAGATTTATTTAGAAAAACAATGGCCCCTGTTGAACAAGTATTACGAGATTCCAAGTTATCCAAAAATGATATTAATGAAATTGTTTTAGTCGGCGGTAGTACAAGAATTCCAAAAATTCAACAATTATTATCAGACTTTTTCAATGGAAAAGAATTATGTAAATCAATTAATCCTGATGAATGTGTCGCTTATGGTGCTGCGGTTCAAGCCGCTATTTTAACTGGTTCTAAAGACCAGAAAATATCAGAGCTATTATTATTGGATGTTTGTCCTTTGAGTCTGGGATTAGAAACATCTGGTGGAGTTATGACTAAGATTATAAATAGAAATACTACTATTCCAGCCAAAAAATCACAAATTTTTTCAACTTATGCTGATAATCAACCTGGTGTATTAATACAGGTATTTGAAGGTGAAAGAGCATTAACCAAAGATAATACTTTATTAGGAAGATTTCAATTGGATGGAATACCACCAATGCCTAGAGGCATTCCACAAATAGAAGTAGTTTTTGATATTGATTCAAATGGTATTTTGAATGTTTCTGCTTCGGAAAAATCTACTGGTAAATCTAATAAAATTGTTATTACCAATGATAAGGGTAGATTAACAAAAGAAGAAATTGATAGAATGGTTGAAGAAGCTGAAAGATATAAAAATGAAGATAATGAGATTAAAGAAAAAGTAGAAGCCAAAAATAATTTGGAGGCTTATATTTATCAAATGCGTAGTAGTATTAAAGACGATAAAGAAAAAATTATTGAAGAAGATAGAAAAATGTTAATTAATAAATTAGATGAAATTGAAGAATGGTTAAATAAATCAACATATAATAAAGATGAATATCAAGAAAAACAAAATGAATTTGAAAAAATATTTATGACTATTATTAGTAAAAATGATACTATGAATAAACAATCAGAAACAACAAAAACTTCTGAACCTGAAAATGACGATTTTGAACCAAAAATAGAAGAAATAGATTAAATTATTTTGGAGTAGATTTTTCTATAAATGGTGGTCCGGTTTCTCCTATTGGACCAGTAGGACCTTGTAACCCCATTATACCTGCTTCACCAGTTGGCCCAGTACTACCTTTATTACCTGTTGGTCCAGTTGGACCTTCTTTTCCAGTAGGACCTGTTGGACCTTGTTTTACTTTATCAATTTGTCTAGCTACTTCTTCTTTTACTTTTATTTCAATAAAGTTAAAAGCATTATTGCTATCAAAAGTTTCTCTATTATTGAATTTTTTGTAATTGAGAAAAATAACATATAAACACATAACTAAACCATAATAAATATTATATTTCGTGTAATAAACAATTAAAAAAATACTGAAAATGCGAAATAGAATTGTATTTATATTGGATATAATTATTTTCGGAAATAATATTGTTAATAATATCAATATAAATAAGAAAATATTGGGTTTGTTTACTAACTTATTCATTTTATAATATATTGTTATAATTATTATAAAATATTTTATTATTTTTATTTAATTATAAGTACTACCATACAATGAAAACTTTTCTGTAAGCGTTTCAAAACCTTGGATTGTTTGATATGTATTTCCTTTATCGGGTTCGTTTATCATATTATTTTCGTAAGAACCAGTTCCACTAATATTATTATAAGATGTATCATGTCGCATGATTCGCATAGGACCAGTTGGTCCTATATCTCCTTTTGGTCCTATATCTCCTTTTGGTCCTATATCTCCTTTTGGTCCAATTGGACCAGTATCTCCTTTTGGTCCTATATCTCCTTTTTGTCCAATTGGACCAGTATCTCCTTTAGGTCCTGGTGTTAATTGTATTTCTTTCAATTGTTTTTGTATTTTTACGTCTTCTTCGTCTACAGCCGCTTTTATTTTATCATTTACTTGTTTATTAGTATAACCTTCAAATATAATCGTTGATTTTTTATAATTTAAAAGAATAATAAATAAACACATTCCTAAACCATAATAAATATTATATTTTGTATAATAAATAATTAATAATACACAAATAATACGTATTAAAATATTATTCATGTTTTCAATAATCATTTTTGGAAACAATATTGTTAATAGTATCAAGATAAATATAAAAATGTTGTATCTATTTATTAATTTATTCATTATTATAATATAGAAATATATATTTCATATTATAATTAATTATAAACGCTACTGTATAAAGAAAACTGTTCAATTGTAGAAGAATGCGGTTGAATATTACTTTGAATATATTTATCATAACCTTTTGCTAGTAAAAAACTCCTAAATTCATTAAAATTTGCGAAACTATAATTTAAAGGTATCTTTCCTGTATTAGATGTATATGATACATTAATTTGCTCCATATTATTTATCGTAAGATTGCTTTGATAATATCCTGGTTCTGCTATTTTGGCAAATTTAAATAATAAATCAGCATTATTATTTTCTCTTTGAATCGGTTTTTTTATTTGTGAATTTACCAAACATTGGTTACAATTGATTGGTTTTTTTTTGGGTTCTACTAAAAATGACGAGGGTGTTGTAGTAGTTGTAGTTGTAGTAGTTGTAGTTCCAGGCATTTCATGTGGTTTTGGCGCTTCTGATATTATTGGTAGAACTGGTAAAATAGCTGGTCCAGGCGGTCCTACTTTTCCACGAGGACCTGGTGGACCTGTTTTTCCTCTTGGCCCTTCTTTACCAAAAGGCAATGATATTTTTGATATTTTTTGTATTGCGTCTTTTCCGCCACTTTCTATTTTCCCTGGTATAGTTGACATTTTTTGTATTGCGTCTTTTCCACCACTTTCTATTTTCCCTGGTATAGTTGATATTTTTTTTATTGCGTCTTTTCCTACATTTTCTATATCTTTTTTAATTGTTGATAATTTCGGTAGCGAAACCGGTTTCGGTTTAGGTGGCGGTGGAGGAGGTGGCGGTAATTTTATTTTTGGTAATCCTGAAAGACCTTCAAATATAGAAATGGATTTTTTATAATTCAAAAGGATAATAAATAAACACATAAATAAACCATAATAAATATTAAATTTTGTATAATAAATGATTAACAATACACAAATAATACGTATTAAAATATTATCAGTATTATTTACAATAATATTTGGAAATATTACTGTTAACGCTATAAAGATAAGTATAAAAATATTATATGTATTTATCAATTTATTCATGTTAAATTCTTATAATATATTCGTATAAAATAAATATATAATTTATTTTAACATATAAATCATAATATGAAATTAATAAGTTTTGATATAGGAATTAAAAATATGGCTTATTGTATTTTTAATTTAGAACCAAGTTCTCAACCTATTATTTATGATTGGAATGTTCTAAATTTAATGGAAAAAGAAGAAACTGAAAAAAATGTTTGTTCTTGTAATTTAAAACCAAAAAATAAAAAAATACCTGCTAAAATATGCGGAAAAATAGCAAAGTTTTCTAAAAATACACAATACTTTTGTGAGAAACACGCAAAAAATAACACTGAATTTATCATTCCTTCCAAAGAAACTTTACCTTCTTTTTTCAATAAAATGAAAGTAGACGAATTAAAAACCACTTATAATAAATTAAAAATATTTAATGATTGTGAGAACCTCAGAAAACAAGATTTATTAGATAAAATAAACAATTTTTATAAAGAAAAATGTTTTATTCCGATATTAAATAAAAAAAAGAAATCAGCAAATGATACAGATTTAATTATAATAGGGAAAAATATGAAAACATTATTAAACCAAATTACAGGAATTCAAGATATAACTCATGTAATAATAGAAAACCAAATATCACCAATCGCAAATCGCATGAAAACAATACAAGGCATGTTAGCGCAATATTTTATTATGATAAATAATGATATTACTATTGAATTTATTTCATCGTCAAATAAACTTCGCTCATTTGAAACCGAAGAAAAATTAGAAAATGTTTTAATAGAAAATACTGTATCAGAAACTAAAGAAAACAAAGAAAAAACGCAAAGTAAAATCTATAAAAAACACAAAATAGATGGGGTTACAAAATGTTCTCAAATATTGGAAAAAAATGTGGATTTTAAAAAGTGGAAACATGTTTTAGAAACAAAAAAGAAAGACGATTTGGCCGATTGTTTTTTACAAGGAATTTGGTATTTACATAAAAATGGTTATAGAATATAATGTATAAATAAAAAAATATAAATATTCGTTATTAGATTGTATTATAAGCGAAAATGAAGATTTTAACATTTGATAAAAATAATATTGATAACTTGAACTTTGATAAAACATTTGATAATATTGTTGAAGATGAAGATAAAATAGAATTTTTTGGTTCAACTGGTAAAGAGCATTATCGTTTATTATCATATTTTTCAACATTATTTAATAATAGTAATATTATAGATATAGGTTCTCATAGAGGATATTCATCGCTCGCATTATCATATAATAAAACAAATACAATTTATTCTTTTGATATTGTAGATAATGTAAGACAAAATATAAAATCAGTAAATAATATTCATTTCTTTTATGATAATTTATTTGAGAATGATGGTAGAGAAAAATGGAAGGATATTATTTTATCTTCACCATTTATTTTTATGGATGTTGACCCACATAATGGAAATATGGAATTAGATATGTATAATTTTTTAAAATCTATTGATTATAACGGATTTATTATCTGTGATGATATTTGGTATTTCAAAGAAATGAGAGACAAATTTTGGTATAAAATTAATTACGATGAACGATATGATGTTACTTCACTCGGTCATTGGTCTGGCACAGGCATTATTAATATGAATAAAAATATTGATTTTGAAAAAAATAATAATAAAAACTGGACTCTTGTAACAGCTTATTTTAATTTAACGACATGTTATGATGCTAGTGATGAAATTAATAAACGCGACCCAAAATATTATTTTAGTCATTCTATATCAACTTTATCGTTACCATATAATTTGGTAATATATTGCGATGAAGATAGTATAGAAACCATTAAACAAATTCGCCCTGAATATTTAAAGGATAAAACTGAATATATCATATGTAATTTTGATGATTTTAGATTTACAAAAAATAATTACAAATTAAATGAAAATTTCAATGATTATCGTAAAATAATATTGAATAACCGAATAGAAAAACCATATTATTTTGATAACAGAAATACAGCTAGTTATTATTTATTTTGTATGTCTCGCTATATAATGTTAAAAGAAACTATTAAGAGAAACACGTTTAAATCTAGTCATTTTGCTTGGATAAATTTTTGTATTGAACGAATGGGTTATTCTAATTTGGTAAAATTAGATGAAGCGCTTTCTGTAAAAAGATATAAATTTTCTACTTGTTACATAGATTATATACCACAAGAACTTATTAATAATAATAATGAATATTTTAAATGGGGTCGTTGTAGTATGTGTAGTGGTTTTTTTACAGGTAGTTCGGAATATATGTTTAAAGTATGTGATTTAATTGAAAATAAATTTTTAGATTACTTATACAAAGGTTATGGTCACGCGGATGAACAATTATATAGTCCTGTTTATTTTGAAAACCCTGAACTATTTGAACATTATTATGGTGATTATAACCAAATGATTACAAATTATAAATATACATATGAAAATCCAGAAGCACCTATTTATAATTTTATTACAAATAGTTATAATAACAAAAATTATAGAAAATGCTATGAAGCATGTATTTTTGTCTGGAAATCTTATTGTTTAAATAAATGCGTTATTCAAGATGAATATCTTAATAAATTATATTATTATTATATGAATTGTAGAAAGGAATTAGGTATTTTTTAGATTTTTATTTTACAATATATAATAGATAAAAAATAATAAAAAATATTCATTCAATATTATATATGAATGAATTTTTATAAGGAAAGTGATTATGTTATTGAATTATCTAATAAAGAAATTCAATTATTATTAAATATGGCTGAAAAAATTATCGTTAGTCCATCAGAAAATCCTGAAATATTTTGTAGACAATGTAAATTATTATCTTATCAGTTACCTGAAAATTTGAAGAAAAAGTTATATGATTTTTCTATGAATGGGAGTTCTACTGGATTTTTATTAATAAAAAATATTCCAATTGTAAATGAAAAATTACCAAATACTCCGTCTTCCAATAATTGTAAAATTGGTGAAACAACAATTTTAGCAAGAATACAAGGTATATTATTAAGTTCTATTGCTGAAATGGTTTCATATGAAGCAGAAGGATATGGGCGTCTTTTTCAAGACATAATACCAATACAAACAATGGCGAATAATCAAACAAGTGTTAGTAGTAATGTTGAATTAGAAATACATACTGAGCAAGCTTTTTCCAAATTACGTCCTGATATATTGAGCCTATCTTGTTTACGCGGTGATAAAAACGCATTAACACATATTTTACCTATACAAACAATAATTGATAATGTTACTAATGAAGAACTACAACTATTGAAGCAACCTCTTTGGAATTGTGGTGTAGACTTATCGTTCAAAATAAATGGTGTTGATTTTATAGAAGGTGATATACGCGGGCCTTTTTCCATAATTAATGAAACAAATGGCGTAAATACATTATTATTTGACCAAGATTTAATGACTGGGGTAAATGAGGAATCAAATATTATGATAAAAAAAATAGTTGATATCTATTACAAACATCGCATTAGTCATAATCTAAAACAAGGTGAAATTGTATTCGTTGATAATCGTCGTGCTGTTCATGGTAGGTCTCCATTTAAACCGAATTATGATGGTAAAGACCGTTTTTTAATTCGTTGTTTTGCTACTTTTGATTATGATAAAAGTAATTATGCACGTCAACCTAATTCAAGAAATATTTTAGCTATTTATAGTTGAAAATATATTATTCATTGCGTAGAACTTAAAAATAAAAATTGTATATTTAACATAAGATAAAATGGAAGTGATTGATATTGGATTAAATGATTTAGAACCAATTTCTTTAAATTTTGATGATAATTCTAATCGTAGTTCTTCAGTAAATTTTGGACCAGGTATTGAATTATTGATGAATGATAAAAAGAAGTCGTCATCTGGAAATATAAATATTGAATTAGGAGATTTAGATAATTTAGAAAATGAATTGAATGAACTTTCAGGCACAGGTGGTACAAAATCGGTATCTACTTCTTCAGGTGAAACAAAATCATTAAGTGGTTTAGCAGCCAATTTATTTGGTTTAGGTAGTTCTGAAACTTCACAAAATGCTAAATCGGTTAATTTGGATAATGAATACAATGATTCAAAATTAGGACAATCTACAGCTGAAAGTATTGGTAATACTAAAACTTGGGATGGCTTTGTAAAAATGAATGAAATACCAATCGGCGGTGATAAAGGCCTCGGTAATTCTAATATGACTGATAGAGAACGTAGAAGAAAGAAGCGTTTAATGATTAAAAAATTGGAAGAATGGTATGAAAAAGGGTTAATAAAAAATTCATCTCATTTCAATATGGATTCTTCATATGAAGAAGTTGAAGATGAATACGAAACATCATTGGAAGATAAACGTAAAAAAGATAGTATTAAACTACAAGGATGGTGGTTTATGACTTTTGTAAATTCAGTAGAATACGCAAATGCCGCATTCAATCCATTTGATATTAATTTAGATGGTTGGGGAGAACAAGTTAGTGAAGATATTGATAGTTATGAAGAGATTTTTTCAGAATTACACGAGAAGTACAAGGGTGGAAAAATGGCTCCTGAATTATCGTTATTATTACGTTTAGGATTTAGTGCTGCTGTTGTGAATTTTACAAATAAAGCATTATCTACTGCTACACCTGGATTTAATGATGTAATTAGACAAAGTCCTGAATTGATGAGAGCATTTACAAACGCAACTGTAAATAGTATGTCTCAACAATCACCTGGTTTTGCTTTTGCTAATAATATGATGCAAGAACAAGCAAATAAACCGCGTGGACCGCCACCACCAGCCCCTGTTGAAACAAAAGGTCAATCACCTCCTATGCGTCCAGGTATGACATATACTGAAAACCCTGGAAATCGTCAAGACATTAATGCCGCACGCGGTGCTATGTTTAGAGAACAAGGTGTTGATATTAATAATTCTTATCAAGATATGTCGCAACAAGAACGAAGCATGAGACCTCCTATGGCTCCTCAAAACTCATTTAGACCTGAAATGCGTGGACCACAAAGTAGTGATATTGATAATATTTTATCTGGTTTAAAAACAAGAAATGTTAATATTCACGATAGTTCTGTAAATAATGAAGATGATTCTATGATATCTATTACTTCTTTGAAAGACATGCAAAATAATAATATGCCAAAACGCAGCCGTAGAAAACAACGCTCTGATAAAAATACAATTTCTTTAGATATCTAATATGGGAAAACTAATGTTTCCCTAATATCCCTTCATTTTTTATGTAAAGCTTTTCTTTACATAAAATTATAAAATGTTTTTATCAACCAGTTATATCGTATAATTCATAATGTGAAAATAAATTTATTACATCTATAATATTTATTACATCGGCTTGTTTGAATGGTTCAGTTGTTATTTCGGTTTGTATGCCTACATTATACAAATACTTATTATCAGCATCAATAACAGGTTTCAAAGAGAGTAAATTATAAAATGGTGTTCCATTTTTTTTAACATTGGTAATAATAACACTTGTTGGAATTGCTTGTGATAAGCAAGCTGATAATAACTTATATTGCGTTTCTTCTTTTAATATCGGAATAGATGGTTGTAAAAATTTACAATTTTTCCCTATAATCTCATTCCGCATATATCCAGTAGTTAATTCAAAATGTTTATTTACATAGATAAGTGGAAAACCAAAATGCTGTTTTTTCGCAGATGAAATTGAAACACATATATTTAAATTTTCAGCAATAGATATCACTTTTTTTAACCATTGAAATTCATTATACGGAATAATATTAAATTTTGACATTGTGTCTATTGCGATAGAAGAAACTTCATCTTTGTTCAATAATTTCTTACCAATTAATTTTCTAAGTCGCCAAGCTGTTTGAATTAAAGTTACGCGATTCATCATAATTTCATTAATTTTTTTATCAATATTGATACAACTTAATAAATGATTGAAATGTGCTGTATTTTCTAATGTTGTATTGTCTGTTATTATATTTCTAACAAATTTTTTTTTTAATTTATCAACATTGCTACTCATAATAGAATTATATATATATATTATAAAAATAATTTTTATTACATTTTCCATTATATTTTTCTATAATGAAAAAATTGAATTGATTTTATGCTTTTTAAGAATATAAACATAAACAATATAATAAAAGATGTACCCAAATAATGTTCTTGATTTTACAACAAATGAAACACTCAAAATACCAGACAAATTCAAATATGTTCAATTAAAAAATATGATGTTAACAGCAGGAGATGGAGATAATCATTTTGAAGGATTACAAGGGGTTAATGTTGAAACAATGACACAACTTGGATATAATATATTTTGTTGTTTACCACCTGAACATAAAAATTCCGCTGGTAAATTAAAAGAAAATTTGGATTATTTATCAAATCATCCTGAATTAAATGTTATAATTTGTTTAATTGATTTACAAAACGACTTACAACTATGGAAATTAGCTGAAACCTTTGATGAACAAATTGATACTATCAATTCTCATGATATGCGTTGGTATCTTCCCCAAAATATTTGTTATCGTTTATTGAAACAAAGCGAACATAGTCATTGTATAATCATAAAAAAACCAGTAGAATATATATCACAATGGCATAGTCTTTATAATGAAAATGAAAAAAACGAAAATAATAAAAAAAATGAAAATAATAAAAAAAATAGAAAAATACTTCTAACAATAAAAGAAAATTTTGACTTTGATAAACCCAATTGGATTTGTCGGTATAATGACGATAGTTGGAATAATGATATTGATTTTTGGTTAATGCGTTGTTATAAAATATATCGCCCTGAATTATACAATAGTAATGGTAGAAGAAAGTAAAATCAAATTATTTTACTAGTAATAAAATAACCATTATAAAAATATTGATATAGGAATGTGTCGTTCGCACCATTAAAATCATAATTTTTTTTATTATTATAAACTGTAATCATCATAAATTTATCATTCACTTTCCACCAAGCAAACCCTTTCTTATTATTATCAGTTGTACTATTTCTGTATTGCTTTATTAGCGGTTTTTTTTTCAACATAGAATATCGTTCATCATTTTTTGGAATTTGTCTCATATAAACACCATTACGTATTTTTATTTCACCTGTATATGTTTTTATATAATTAATAATATCTTCTTTTAAAACTGGTAACTTTTTATTTTTTTTATCATTATTTTCGTATATTATTTTCATTACTTCGTCCATTGTTTGTTTATAATATAACAAAATAAAATATTATATTATAAATTCAATTTTTACTATCCACCTCTTAATCGTAATACAAGATGGATGGTACTTTCTTTTTGTATATTATAATCATTCAAAGTTCTACCATCTTCTAATTGTTTCCCAGCAAATATAAGACGCTGTTGGTCAGGTGGTATTCCCTCTTTATCTTGTATTTTTTGTTTTACATTTTCTATTGTATCACTTGATTCAACTTCCAAAGTAATTGTTTTACCAGTAAGGGTTTTTACAAAAATCTGCATTGATTATAATATTATATACACAATTCTTTATATGTATTATGCTTTATGTTTTATTCAAGCGTTTTTATACAACGATAACATTTTTTTCTTTTGTTCATTATAATCTACCATTGGTTTATTGTAATTAATGTTTTTGTATTTTGGGTTCTCATATTCTATATCCCATTTATGAATATCTCTGGGTTCTACTTCATTCAATTCTGGTATCCATTTTTTTATAAATTCAGCATCTTTATCAAATTTTTTAGATTGTATCCATGGGTTCATATCACGAAAATAAGCACCAGAATATACACCTGTGCTCGCTACACTTTGCCAATTACCTTGGTTTGATGCTACATCATAATCCGTTAATTTTTGGGCGAAATATTTTGCTCCTAATCTCCAATCCAATAAAAGTGTCTTTGTTAAAAAATTAGCAACCGCCATACGACCCCGATTATGCATAAACCCGGTTTCATTCATTTGGCGCATAAACGCATCTATTGTTGGAAATCCTGTTTCTCCATTACGCCATTTTTCAAAATCGCTTTTAGAATTACGCCATCTTATATTTTTGAAATTATGCGACGATACCATTGTTTCTGGATAAGCATACAAGATATGAGCGAAAAATTCACGCCATAAAAGTTCTCTAATCAATCCATGATGAAGACCATATGTATCTTTAAAAGCATTGTATACTTCACGAACCGATACACAACCAAATTTAATATACGATGATAGAAATGTTGTATTATTGATAAAATAATCTCGTGTTTCATCATATTTTTTTTGTTCAGTCAATGCTGTTTTCAACTTCTTCAATGCTTCAGTCCTTCCTCCATTTACTAAAATGGTGGGATTTTCTTTTGTAAATAATTTATATGCTTTATCCAATGTAATTAAGTTCTCCATTTTCGGTATATTTTTTGATAGATTTTTTACATGTTCTCTCATTGGTTGATTTATTTTTATATTGATAACAGCATCATAAAATGGCGTATATTTTTTATAAACATCTTTGCCGCCACTTTTTATTGTTCCTGGTTCAAATAAATAATAATCCGAGAACATATTACAATCTATATTATTTTTTTTACAAAGCGTTTCTGTATCGGCATCGCGTTCTACAGCATATGGTGTATAATCTTTATTAAAAAATACTGCTTGTATTTGTTTTTGAATAAATTGTTCTATAATTTTTGTTTGTTTTCCATAAAAAATCAAAAGTTCTCCGCCTTGTTTTTTTATTTCGTTTTTTAATTCGTCTAAACTTTCTATCATAAATTGAATTGCGTTTAATGAACGATATGAATTTGTTTTTCCTACTTGGTCTGGAGTAAAGATAAAACATAAATATAATTCTTTACATTGAGAACATGCGTTTAATAAACCTATATTATCATTCAACCGAAAATCTCTATGAAAAATGAATAAACCTTTTTCATATTTTTTTGGTTTTGTTAGTTTTTCTTCCATATGATAAAATATAAATATAAAAAATTGAATTAAATATAACTTATTATATATTTTATTATAATTATAAATTATTATGTATAGTGGTTACGGAGTAGGTTCAGTTTTTGATTCAATTAACGAAATTTTAAATTTTATATCTCTATTGGTTTATAGCATTTTTAAATTCATTTATTCTTTTATTACAGATATTGATTATAACTTGGTATCATTGGATATTGTTACAACATATAGCAAAATGAAACAAGATGTTGTAAGTGTTTATAATAATAATTTTGATAAAAATAGTTTTGTTAATAAGACTTTAGAATATGCGTGTTATTGTATAGAATATTTAAAGTCATTTGCTTTAGGTTACCGTATTGAACCTTTTAATAATAATTGGGTTTCTATTTCATATATTGACCAAACTGAATATGATAAAAAAACATTGTCTTTTACATTTGATGAAACTTATGATGAAATTGATAGCATTTACTTTTTCAAAAACAATATTGATATTGATTATTGTAGTGATTTTGAAGAATGGTATAATACTGCTAAAGCTATTTTATTAAAAGATAGAAAAGTTTATGATTGTTTGATATCAATGCGTATGGATGATAAATATATTTATAAAGTATGTGATATGGATGCAGATTCATATGATAAATTACCATGTGAGTTATCTAAAGTGAAATTCTTAAGTATTGAATATATCCATCCTGAAGTAAAAAAACCGATTGTTATAGAAATTGATAAAAATGCTTATTTGGTTGGAAATGAACTATTATCTTGTACATTTGTAAAAAGGTCTCTTGAATATAGTTTTAATGTCAAAAATTTTGATACCGATTATGTATTGCGCATTATGGATAATAATTTAAACACATTTGAATTAAAAAGTAATGAATTTATTATATTAGAAAAAGATAGTTACAAAATTATAGAAAAGCAAAATCATGATTATGTTGTATTAGATAAAAAATAATTATGTTGTGGCGTTGTTATATGTCATTATTATATTATAGCTGTCTTTGGTTATAATATAATTTTTTTATTTTATTCTGTTAGACTTTCTTTGCTTTCTTTTTGATTTCCTTTGTTTCTTTTGTTTTCTTTGTTTTTTTGTTTTGCGACCACCTTTCTTTTCCATTTGAATTATTCCATTATATGTGTCATCTAATTGTGTTTTGATATTAATAAATATATGGTCAGCCACATCTATTGGATTGTTAACATCTTTTTTTATGTATTTTGACATTATATCTTTAAAATATTCATTTCTTCCGAGGTTTTTATTTAATTCATGATATGAGTTTTTGAATTCTTTTAAATAATATTCTGGACGATTCCATAATTGTTGTCCATAAGTTACCCAGTCTCTTTTTATGTCATAAAATAATGTTGTTGATAAATATGCTTCTAATTTATTATTTGTTTTATGCAACAACTCCCATGCTGTTATTTTACTTGTAAAGATAGTTGTAATTTTAATATTATTAGCCATTTTTGTTAAAGCTTCTTCTATATTTGTTTTTCTAGCATTCATTTCATCTTTTTGCTCTTGTAAAAGTTGTTCATCTGTTTTTGTTTGTTGTTCGTTTGTATCAGTTAAAGCTTCTAATAATTCTTCTTTTTTTTCTTCTTTTACTTCTATTATTTCTTCTGGTACTGGTTGGGTTATTGTTTCTGTTTCTGTTGTTACTGGTTCAGGGGTTGTTTCTGTTTCTGTTTTTACTGGTTCAGGCATTGTTTCTATTGGAGTTTCTTTTGTTGGTTCTGTAACTATTGTTTCACTTGAAACAGATTTTTCATTCATTGTATTCACGTAATTATCCAAATCATTTACATCTTTTTGTAATTTTTCTACATTTTTTACTAAATTATTGTATTCAGCTTTTATATTTTCACTTACTGGTTTATTCATATTATATTATGTTGATAAAATAATATGAATTTATTTTCTTGATTTGTTATTTTTTCTTGATTTTCTTTTATTTTTCTTTGTTTTACGACCTCCAAATGTCCAACCATTAGTATTGTTTTTTATACTTTTTGTATAATTAAAATTTTCAAATAATCCAAGATTGCCACTATTAGAATTTAAAAAATTTTCAAAATTTTGTATTAAATCTTCTTTATTATAATTTTTTTTGTTATTGTAAATTGTATAAAATCCTTTTTTTGCGTCAATATATTTTTGTACGGTTTTATTGTTAATATATTTATGATCAATTAATTTTTTTAAATCACCTATTGTAAAATTGAAATCTTTGAATTTAATTGGATATTGTTGAACATTATTATCATTAATTTGTACATTATTATTATCATTAATTTGTACATTATCATTAATTTTTAGACTATTAAGCCATTCTTCTGTTATTCCTTCTGTTTCTAATAATTCTTTATTTGTTTTCATATTTTCTAATAAAATTTCCTTAGCATCTTTTGTTATTGCGTTATTATTATCCCCTAATTCTTTCATAAGTTTAGCATAATTTATTAATTCTTGATTAAATTCATCTACTACTTGCTTAGCTTTATCTTGTAATTCACTTTGTTCACTTTCAATTTTGACTTCTTCATTGAAAACCTCAGGAACAACATTCAATTCTAAATTTTTTCCCAAAGTTTCAATATCAGCAGTTATTCTTGAAACATCATCTTTTAATTGAACAATTGTTGATTTAACTGCTTCAATATCTACATCTCCACCTTTCATTTTTCTTGTAAATTTTCTTCCCATTCTATACAATATATAAATATAAAATTGCTAAATGTGGTAAACTAATAAAAAAGTATATAAAAACAAAACAATAATATTCAATACGGGCGTAATCATTATGGATGCAATGAGTATTCCTACCCCAAACCATAATTTGAATGGTAAATGGGATTTATATTATCATTTACCAAACAACAACAATTGGGATTTATCCAGTTATACTATTATTATGAATGGAATAGATACAGTTGAAAAAGTCATATTATTAAACGAAAAAATTAATGAAAATATAGTAAAAAATTGTATGCTTTTTGTAATGCGTGAGGGGATTACGCCCATGTGGGAAGACCCAAAAAACAGAACTGGTGGTTGTTTTTCCTATAAAATAATAAATAAACAAGTATATGAAGTATGGACTACTTTATTTTATCTATTATGTGGAGAAACCCTTTGTGTTGACCCAAAATTAAATAAACATATTAATGGTATTACCATTTCACCTAAGAAAAATTTTTGTATTATTAAAATATGGTTAGATACACCGAATTATCAAGACCCGAATATTATTACAAATATACCTAATTTATTAAAACAAGGATGTTTGTTTAAAAAACATGAACCTGAATTTTAGATTATGAAAAAAATTATATCAATAAAAAATATAAGATTAAAAAATTAGATAAAAATATATATATACATATAAAATAAAATGGATAATGAAATAAAGTATTTATTATATGAAATGATTACAAGCATAGAAATGGTCGTTACAATGGAAGAACTTTTCACTGAAAAAAACAATACAAAAGTATCATTTAAAGATGAAAACGAAGAATATTATATAATTGACCGTAATTATCTCAGAGAAAATGATTTATGTAAAGATTTATGGTATACTTTACAAGAAATGAATGGATTTAAACAAGAAGCTATTACTGAAATACAGTTATTTCTTATGTTAAACCCTTGTTTTTCTCCAAAAGACGCCATGAAAATAATGTGGAATGGGTTGTATATTATTGAATAAAATATATTATAATTATATAGAAATATTATTATAATATTTATATAATGAAAGAGTGTATTTGTCTAATATGTCATAAACCAAATTTTATATATTTAGATTTTCTTAATACAATAACAGAATATGATGTAGTAGTCATTATTGATGATGAAAAAGAACAATATTATAATGACAATAAAGAATTTTATGATACAACTTATCCGAACTTGATTATAGCCCAATTTAATTATATTAATTGTATTGAAGAAGGATTTTTATTATCAAATATAGCGTTTAATAAAATAGTTAGCGGTTGGGATAAAGCATTGTATTTTTACTATTTATTATATAATGATAAATTAGCAATAAAA